GGTATTCCAGGCCGAATAGTGCATTCAATCCTGGCTCTAACTCTTTTACGAGTTGTGATCGTGATATTGCCATAATTTATCTCCTATTCTAAAATTATACGCCTGTTATTAATTTAAATACATGCTCACCTGTGTTGAATACAACATATGCATTCGCATTCGCTGAACTTGTATCACTATTTTCCGGATCTTTTGATATACCGATTTGTTTGAAACCACCATCTGATGTACTTTCAGTAGATGTGTCAATTTCTGAAGTTGATTGTCCAGAAAGAGTGCTTCCACTTGTTCCAGTAAAATCAAATCTAGAACTGTTCATTGCTGCTGTTCCAGTTTCATCATGTTGTGCTTCATAAACGATATAAGGATCCACGAACACTGAAGCTACTATGTCTGAAGCGTTTGTGCTTGCAGGATAGAAAGCTTTAAATGTCGGTTTACTTGTTGATGGGTCAGTAAAGAAACAACCACCGAAAACTCCAATTGATTGAACGTCTCCAGCTGCTGCTTGCTCTATGCCACCTGCCGCTACTGCTTCAACCACTTGACCATTGAAAATTGATGTTCCGTGGTTTGCTGCTATAGCGTACTCTTCTGTTCTGATTTTTCCACCTGTAAGATGTCTTGTAGGTTTAAAACCGAACGCCGCGTCTTTATTAGCCATTTTTTTTCTCCTTATGTACCTGCCCTTGCGGGCCTCCAGTACGGTTTAATTTATTCGTTGGCTAAGAATTGTTAAAAAATTAACTTTTCTTGGTACCACCGAAGGTTACACGAGTCTGTCGATCATTATTGATCGGCATACTTGGATGCTGTTCCTTCATTAAATCATTATCAATCGCGTCGTTTCGGTCTTGAGTTTGTTGTTCAAAATACTCTTTGCGCGCTTCAACGATTTCATCTGGTATCCTTGCCAGCACAAGGCCGCCAACTCCGATCACCCCCTTGTATTTACCGTCTTGAACAGTTGGATAGTCTACATCAGAATATTCATCAGATCTTACTAATTCAAATCCTGATCTCAACTTGGCTGACATATTTGATGAGTCATCAAAACCCATCGATTCAGCTCTTATCCACCTATGTTTAAAACCGTCCGGTGCAGGTGGTGCATCTAAAGATGATGGTGGAGTCCAAACTTTTTTCTGTTGTTTAACTTTTGTTTGACTCGCACGGGAGTTTATTTTTTTATCAGTCATATGCTTATCTCTCCTTCGTGATATTTAATTGTTTCGCATAAAGTTCTAGTGGCACACCTAATTTTTTAGCAATTGTTACTTGAGACGGCGTGAGTCTCACTGTTTTGCGACTTGTATTTACACTTCGCTTTGCTGAAGCTACTGTTTGTGTTGGTTTAGTCGTTTCCGTTGGTTCACTTGTACCAAATTTATGCGGGAAGTCAAGTCTCATACGTTTATCTATTTCAGCATAATATTCATCTGTTTGAGCATCAAACCCTTCTTCCTCGGTTAGTTTTTTATGTAAATCAAAAGCAGTGTAGGTCATAGCGTTATCTGTTCCAAACCATGGGTTCTTTTCAGCCCATGCTTCAGCTTTTGGATCTGGTGGAGACGATGAGGGAGCCGCTATAGCTTGATCTAAAGTCGTAGGTTTTTTGTCTTCAACTTTATTTTCACTTTGTTTTTTTAAATTAGCAACTCTTGCTTCTTCAACACCTAATCTAGCTATCATTTTTTGTGCTTCAACTTCAGCAGCAATATCTCCAGCCTCTCTAGCTTTTAATAATGTTGCTTGAGCAGCTTGTAGACCAGATGTAACTCTGCCCTCCATTGCATTTACATAATTAGGTTCTATTGTTGATAGTTTAGTTTTCAAACTTTCTTGTTCTGCTTTTACACCTTTGGCGTAATCAAGAGCGGCTTCTTTTTGTCTTTCAGCCTCTCTCCATTTCTTAGTTAGCTTTGCAATTCTTTTTTGAACACCTTCACTATATTCTTCTAATTCTTGTTTCTTGTCTTCTGTTTCTTTTTTCTCTTCTTTTTTTTCTTCAACTTTTACTTCTTCCTTTGGTTCGTTTTCTTCTACTTTTGTTTCTCTTTCATTTTCGTAAGACATATCCGTCCCATGATCTTTTTCTTTTTCATAGGTTCGTTTATCTTCAGGTAGTTGAACTTCTACTTCAGGTCCTGAAGTATCTATATCTACCATTTCTTCTTGTTTTTGTTTTTCTTCTTCTGGCATAGTTTTCTCCTTCTATGTTTAATATTGATGAAATATATCTTCAGGGTTTTCGATGGTTGCTAATACTTCATCGTCATTTAGCAATCTTACTTCCCCACCATCGATCTGTATTCTTGATCCAGCGTATCTTGCAAAGATAATCCAATCGCCTTTTTTACACCAAGGTCCCTCTGGATATCTTTCTTTATCGTAACAATGAGAACCCATTTTTAAAACCATACCACAATTAGATCCAACTTGTTGTCTTTCTAATGTTTCTTGCCCTAGGTAAAGTCCACCTTTAGTTCTTTCTTTCATCTTAAAAGGTAAAACTAAAAGTCTCCACCCAGTAGGTTCTGGTAATTTAGATTCTTCTTTTTTTGATAAGTCTACTTCTGGTTTTTTTTCAGCTTCTATTTTATTTAATAAAGCTGGTTTATGTTTTGGTACCTCTTGTGTTGAGGTCGATAACTGTTCCTTTTTCATCTTTTTGCTCCTTGTTTTCTAGCAGGTTAGAGAGTTCCTGTAACATTAATTGATACGTTCTAGCTTGCCCTAACATATACTGATATTTTTCCATGTTGTCAATACCTCCACTAATTAGAATGTCACCTACTTTTTGTAAATTATCTTTCATTAACTTTTGTATTTTTGCTACAATTACTAATCCATCTTCCATTATAATGTTTTTCCTTTCGCTGGTTCAAACTCATCTAGTATTATTAGTTTTTCTTTAGCAGTTGCTATTTTTTCTACTAACTTATTAACTTCTTCTATGTGTTGAGGATGTTCTCCAATTCCAACACTATTATTTAAATAAATATTAATAGTAGTATCTGCCTCTAAAATATCAGCATCGTATCTTGCACGAAGTGCCTCAAGTATTGCTCTTTTCATTTTTTCTTATTGCTTCCTTTCCTTTCTTTGCAATGTTAACAACTTGGTTTTTACCCATAACTTTAGCTCGTTGTTCCATTACTGTTAGTATTTGTATCTTACGTGCAAACGGTTTGTTTATACGTTTAACTTTTGCAACAGTTGCATTTGCATCTGCTGGTGTTGCAAATTTAATCTTGACTGTATCCCTCGGGTTTTCATCAGTGTACAGTCTTCTATCTGAGCCTTTAGGCTTTGTTCCCGTTCCTTTTTTTGGATCCGCCATTGATAACTCCTTTTAGTGTTTTAGCTTGAGCAGCATGTGTCTTAGATGCTTTCTGCAAACCTTTCATTACTTTTTTTATTTTTTGTTTTTTTAACACTTCCATCTCCTTCTAGCCTGACGGATTCTTGAGTTCGGATCGTTACGAGTTTTTGCTGAAGCTCTTTTGAGCTGACCTAGTGATCTTGCGCAGTATGATTTCCTACGTTTAGCAGCTTTTGATCCTGGTTTCACTTTTCCAGTCACGGCTGTTTTTAATTTAGAACCTGGGTTAAGTCTTCTATAAGCTTTAACTCCAGCCTCTGTCATTCCAGCCCCTTTTTTAGTGGGTCTAAAATTTTTTTTATTTCTCGCTGGCATAGTACCTTTTGAGTAATACGCTCTCATTAGATCATGCCTTTATAATATTTAAGATAAGATGGGTTAGATAAAGTAACTCCACCATAATCACTTTTTATACTTTTACCTATGTAACCTGATGCATAACCTTCTGCAGCTTTAGTTCTTTTAGTAAAAGTTTTTACATTTGTTGGTTTTGGTCCTGTATTACCCGCTGCTCTTTTTCGTTTGACAGCACTCGCCCTTTGCGAGTCGGTCATCCGTGTGGCTTTTGCAAGTGGAACGCATTTCGGATACTTTCTCTTCGCATCTGCTTTTTGTTTTGAACGGCCACATTTTGCGAACGAACCATCCTTTCGCTTGCTTCCAATATCTACCCATTTTTGTTTGAACCATTTATCTAAACCGTTCTTAGCCATGTTATCTATTTGGTCTTCGTGCTTTACCAAATCCTTTTATTTGCACGCAAGCTTTACCACCCATACCTAAACCTTGTCGTTTTAGTTTTTGTGTAGCTTCCATAAGTCCACCGCCTGCTTTATAAATTCTACCACCTTCAGCTTTTTTAGGGCCTCTAAAATCTTTTCTTTTTACACCAGATGGATCTTTTATTTTACCAGCACAAATTTTAGAAGCATATGCATTTGCGTATGCAGACGGATATACTTTAAATTTTCGCTTTGCTGCTGCTTTACCTCTTGGACATAATTTAGTCATTTATCTTTTCCTCGCTGTTTGTGCAGCTCTTCTAAAATTAGCTGCAGTTGGCGAACCCTTAGAACCTTTTTTTCTCATTGTCTCACCTGAACCAGCTTTTATTCTAGCTTTTTTAGCTGCAATGTTTGCGTATAAACCTCTACCAGCCATTACTTGCCTTTTTTCTTAGACATCATAAATTTTCTAAGACCAGGATTTAATTTAGACATACCTCCGCCCATTTTTTTTACTCTGCCACCTTTCATCATTTTTTTAGCTGATGCTGCTGCAGATTTCATGGACTCAGTTTTATTTTTGTCTTTATCTAAATCTAAAAAATCAGGTTTAGATCCCTTCATCATAGGTTTTCTTTTCATCATTCCGCCACCCATTTTTTTAACACGTCCACCCATTTTATATCCTTTAGGTGATACTTGTTTGTTGTATAGTCTATTTGCCATTATTTTTTTCCTCCATTTTTAAATATTTGCGTTCCCTTTATACCATAAATACTCGCCACGACAAGAATCCATAAATTTGTAAACCAGGCCGGCAGTTGTTGAAACTGCTCAAAGAACTCTTTTATCTTATCTGCTGCGCCCGGATCGTCCGAGAAGACCCCCCACGCAATCACCAAAATGGGCAACGTGAGCACCACCAAAACAAACTCGTCCTTCCAATCTGATTGTCTAGCTTCTAGCAATTTTCCTTGGTAAGATTCCTCACCTCGGGCCATTTTTTCTGCGTGCATGCATTGAGCATCAGCCATACGCATCTTTGTTTCTTGTTTTTTCTTGTAAATGTGCGTTGCCGCGTTTAATCCAAGTTTAAGTGCACTAAACCACATATTAATCTCCTCTTCTAACTATTGAAATATTACCAGGAATCTTATCTGTAGAAGGTATTGTTTTTCCTAGTATAGTTTTTTGAATTGAAGTGTCTGCTCTTAGTTTTGCAAGCTCTTCGTTCTGTTCCAACTTGTCTTCTGCATTGTTTTGGTTCATCATAGCTCTCATTTTATCTAAATTTAGACGTTCTTCACCTTCTTTTTCTTTTCTAGCGTTATCTTTAGCTTGTAAATCTAGTTCTCTAGCTCTTAATTTAGCAATTGGGTCGTTGTCAAACTGTGAAGTTATTCTTTTTTCTTCTTTTGCATAGTCATCCATCATTTCTGACACTAAAATTGCTTTTCTACCTTCAATTTTTTCTTGTAACATCCTTGCTTGTTGTTGCATCTGTGGATTTTGCATCGCCATCTGCATCATTTGCGCTAATTTTGGTAATTCTTCTCTAAATTCTATTTCAATTTGTTCTTGTGCCATCAAACTTATGTGTTCAAGTATATTTTTTTGTATTGCAGCGCCAACTACCGGTGAATTTTTTACCATATTCGTTTCCATAAAATTTAAATGCGCTGTAATATGAGCTTGATGGTCCTGTCCAGGGAATGCTTGAAAAGGTTTACCAGCTAAAGCATCAATATGTTCTAATGCTGGGTCCTTTGGCATAGGTTGCTCTGGTTTTTTTAATATTAAATCAATATCTTTAACACCCAATGCTTCGTACATGTTTCTATACACTTCGTATTGGTTGTGAATTTGTGGATTAGATGCTGCCAGCTGCATTTCCGTTTGAGCGAGTGATATCCGCTGTGTTTGTGAAAAGATATTTGGATCTGCAACTGGCAAAATATCTATGCGGTCATCGAAATCACTTTGCATGATTTGTCTTTGACCGCCAACAACATCATAGGGATAAACTGGAGGTAAGTAAAGTTTAAAAACTCTCGCCATTAAACCAAACTCACGTTTCATAGAAGCATATAATCTTTTATGAATAGCTGACATTGTTCTAGACCCTCTTTCCAACATGGCAACAGTTGTTCCAACTGCAGCTTGTTGATTGCCATCACCGACTTGTAAGTCAGCGATAGAGGCAAATCTTTGACCAGCACCAACTACAACACTCATTAACTGTAATAAAGTTGCTGATGGTTCTTTAAATGGTAAAGGCATGAATGCATCTCGTAAGTTTCCGCCAGGTGCATCTACATCTCTAAACTCTCCTGGTTGAATAGGTTGTGCTTCGTCTCTCATCTTGATACCACGCATCTTGAATCCTGCTGGTAAATTAGACAAGGTTCCGGCGTCAAGAAGCGATCTTAATGCTGCAGTAGCTGATCTTGATAATCCACCTATCATGTGGATCAAACCAAAACCATAAAATCCTAAACCTGGTAAAAATTTAAAGTGTACAAAATATTGTATTCTCTCTTTTTTAGGATCACCTATTTCGTAGTTTCTTCTAATAGATAATACTTCTCTAGATGATTCTTCAATAGTTACTATGTATGGTAATTTAATTCCTGTTGGCTCACCTGCACCATCTGAATCTTCAAAACCATCTATATCTAAATTTACATGACATTCTAAAAGTGTAAACATTTTTTGATTTCTTGTTCTACTTACACCTTCTAGCTCTCTTTCTTTTTTGTCTGACTCTGATTCATTGTCTTGTCCTGGTGTTAATTCTATATCTCTGTAGAAACCACCAACCTGTTGTTTTCGTAATTCGTTTTCTGATATTTTAACAACATGAATAATTGTTTCCGCATCGTCTAATGAGGTAGCCGTATACGGAACAACTAAGTCATCAGCAGGAACAAATTTAGAAACTGTTCTCTGCATAATTTCATCGTAATAAACTTTTTTAAAAGTAGATCCAGTTAGAGGTAAATAAAATAACATTTGATCAAACTCAGACTCATACTCTTTCATGTCACTCATAATTTGATAATTCATAAATTCTTTTACTCTTATGGATTGTTGTTCTTTGTCGGGAGTTGGCATTCCAACTATCTGTGTTCTAACTGGACCTTGTGCCGGTAATAATTCTTTGTAAGCTAATGATTGAAACTGTGTAACAGCTTCTGCTAACACTGGGTGAGTTGCACCTGAAGCTCCTCTAAATGGTTCGGAGTTCTCTTCATATTTAAATCCTAAAAGATCTAAACCTTTTGTGTAAGAGTGTTCCCAATCTTTTCTAGAACTTTTGTAGTCTTGATAATTTTCGTATAGTTCATGCCCAATTGGACTTAATACATTTTCTGGTAATAATTCTGCTAAGTTCGCAAAATGATCGTTACCTTGTTCTTGACTTCCCAAGTTAGGATCAAAATTTATATCAACACTGCCATCCTCGTTTTGTTGAACGTCGATAGGTTGATCTTGTTCTTTTTGTTCCTCTTGTAACTCTACCTGTAGTTCTTCAGGATTAGGTATATTTATTGACTGCTTTACGTTTGGTAAAGATTTGTCTATTTCTGCCATTTGTTTTCTCCAGTTTTACTGTCTTACCAGCATTATAATTAATATTCAACCCCTGTGATACGGGTCCTCTTTTTGGTGGTGGTCCTGACTTTTTACCTATCATGCAGATTCTCCTAAAAGATCTTCCTGTTCTGCAAGATATTCTTGATATGCTTCTGGATCAGTCTCTCTCATTAAATTAATTCTGTCCTGTTCTTTCATTGCTTCTTTTCCTAAATTATAACCAGCTTCACCAAGTAAAGATAAAATACCTATTGGTGATGCAGCTCTTGCTACACGCATTGCCATCTGCGGACTCAATCCTAAATTTAATACTCTTCTTAACAAAGGGTTAGATGTGATCCTACTAGATTGTTTTACTAATGCTGGTGCTGCTGCAAGTTCTGTTCCTAAAATAGTTCTATCTAAAGAAGATTCTGGATCAATACCAAAGCCTGCGCTTAATCCAACTGTGGCTGCAGGTGTAGGCACATATTTTAATGCTGATCCTAAAGCTTTACCAAAGGCAAGATTTGATCCAAAAGTAGGTGCCTCAGCAACTAATTTTTGTAGTTCTTTTGTTGATATGTCTTTTATCTTAGTAGCTTTTTTAGATTTACCTCCAACTGTTTTTGAATAATCAATACCTACTGGCTCAGCACTAAAAACTTGTCTTCCTTTATCATCAAATGTATCAAGCACTGGTGTAAGTTTGTTAAAACCAATTAAACCTTTATATTTGGGACCTAATTTTTTTTCTGCTTTTTTAACAATTTCTGCTAACTCTTCATTTATTTCTTGCAATCTTGAAAGAGATTTTGTTTCATCAAAATTTAAATTTTCTGCTTCTTTAACTAATTTGTTAATTGGCTTATCAAATTGTGCTATCTCCTGATTCATCTCAGCGCTAATTACAGCTATGTCTTTGTCAGTCATGTCTCTGTAACCTGCAAGAGGCATTATGTGATGAACTTGATATCCTTTAGGAGCTTTATACTTTATTAGTCTGCCTTCTTGTAATTTTTGTTGTGCTCTTCTTTTTTCAACTTTTTTTTGTTGTTTTTCTCTGTCAGGATTAAAAACTCCTTTTTCTATTTTAGGAGGAGATTTTGTAACTCTTTCATCTCTAACTTTTATTGCATCATCTAAGTCTGTTGTATAGTAAGGTTTTTCAGTTACCATCTTTCCATCTTTCATTCTTTGAACTGCAACCTGATAAGTGACACCATTAAATTTTATATGTTTTTCACCCTCAACACCTACATATTTACCTCTATCAGGATTAACTTGTCTTAGTTGTCCTTTTTTAATTCCAAATCGTTCAAGATATTGATCTCTAAATTTTTCTACTTCTTCTAGTTTAGTTCCTTTAGGAAACACTTTTGAAAATGGTTTTGGTCCCACTTGAGTTGAAAATCTAAATTGACCCTCTGGAGTTAATCTTATATTTTTAGGAAGAACATTGCCGCCATTAGCAAACTTCTGTCTTGGTCGCAACAGGTACGCCATCATCTCATTGTATTCGTGAATCTTCATTATAATTTTAATATATTAATTAAGCCACCGTCTGAATTTTTCTTTCTGTCTGTTGGATCAAAGTCTTCTAATGTTTTTTTCTCTTTGTAATCTTTTCTTAACATTTCCATAAGTTCTTCATCAGTTTGTAAACCTTCATCATAACCATAATTTTTCTTAGGAACAGGAAGTTCGTTGTAATCAAATCCTCTATTAAACTTATATAGTTTTTCAAAAGAATCTCCTACTTCTTTAAAAGTGCTACCTCTAAGTTGATCAGGAAATTGTTCAAAGATATCTGTAACAGCTATTAATGCATCTTCACCGTAAGCTTTTCTAAATATATCTATTGGATCATTGTCACTTCTAACACCTAGTATGGTGTCTTTTTCACCAGCGTCAGGTATATCAAGTTTACCTTTTTTCAATTGTCTAAATAAAAATTCTCTAACAGCACTTCTCATGATAGCTGACTCACTTAAGTTCATGTCCATCATTTTTTTACTTTCTAATTTTCTCATTGCGTCTGCAACATTTTCTGAAGTATCTAATGGACTCATAGCTTCTGCTTCATCTGTTGCCATGATGCCTTGTTCTTTTTTGATAGGCACAACATCACCTTTAGTCCCTTGTTGCTTGGTGCCTGTGTCAGACTTCTTGAATATGTCATCTATTTGTTTTTTAAGTAATCCCTCAATTTTACCAAACTCACGTCTAGCAAACTCTAAAACTTGTTCTTTTGTAATACCTGCTTTTTTTAGATTTCTAGCAGCTTGTAAAAATTTTAATATTGCATTCATAATTTACCAATAATATTTATATCTTGTTTTCGCACGTTTTTCATCTTGATAATCTTCAGGGTGTACAATTAGTCCACCTTGTCTAAATCGCATAATAGCTTGTGTTGTACTATCAACCAAGTCATCATGATCTCCATAAGGAAACGCAGCACATTCTTCGATTACCTCTTGGGCAAACTGTTTGTCTGTAGGTGCCCATATCATACCAGATTCAAATAAAGGTGCAACAGAATTAACTCTGGTGTGTTTATCGTTTCCTTTAGATGGTGTGTAGTTCACCACAGGTATACCCATGTTTCTAAGTTCGTAAGTTAACGGTAGTCCAGATGCTTTAGACTCAATCAATACAGTCTCTGGCTCCCAGTAATCGTATTGTTCTTTAGCAATTCTACGTAGTTCTGGAAACTCTAATCTATCTTTTATTGCATCTAATAATATTAATTGTGGTGGACTATCTTCATTTAATCTAAAAATACCCCACGTTGTAATAGCAGAAAAATCGGCAGATTCTTTTTTCATAAACGCTGTGTCATAACTTTGTATGACATGATCTAGTTTTGGAATATGGTCCTTGTCCCAGTTATTCCACCACTCACGTTTAAGTATGGCCCCTTCTTCAGACGTTGGATTCTGCATCCACTGTGCATTCCATTTGCCGAGTGATAAGGACGCTTTAACTCCTTCGAGTTCTTCTAGCTTCCAATATTCCGGCCATACAGGTTTACCACTCGGCATAATTGCCGGAAACTCTACCAACTCCCATTGATCCGATTTGGGTTCTGATTGGTTCTTTATAAGAATTCCTGTCAGGTCTTTTAAGTTCCATCGTGTCATAACGCAAACTATTTTTCCGCCTGGCTGTAAACGCTGTCGTGGTCCTGAAGTGTACCATTCGTATGCTTTTTCTAATGCACCCATGTTGAGTGCGTCTTGTTCCGAGTGTGGGTCGTCGATGATTAATAAATCAGCACCTCGACCTGTGATAGCCCCTCCGACACCAGCTGCAAAATACTCTCCTCCTTGAGCAGTTTCCCAGCGACCGGCGGCCTGGCTGTCTTCTCTTAATCTTGTTTTAAAGATTTGTTGGTATTCTGGAGAATCAATTAGTGTCTTAGCTTTACGACCAAAACGAACTGCAAGTTCTCCTGTGTGGGTTGTCTGTATGATTTTTAGTTTTGGATTTTTACCTATCATCCATGCTGGTAAAAGTGTTGATGCAAACTCAGACTTGGTATGTCTTGGTGGCATATTCACTATTAGTCTTTTTATTTTACCGGTTGCAAGATCATTAAATTTTTTTGCAATAATCTTGTGGTGAGATCCCTCAATAAACTCAGGCCATATTTGTTTTGTAAATGCAAGAAAGTCTTTCTGTGCAAGTTCTTTTTTGTTTTCTTCTTTGTATTTAAATAATAATTTTTTAAATCTATCTCTAACGTCAGGAGGTAATTTATTTATTTTTTCTAAGTCTATTTGCATTTCGAAAAATTTTTTGTAAAATTTTTTTACATGTTGTTTTTAAGTCGAAATGAATTTAACGGCATTGACTATGAAAATCAAGCAATATAACCGTAGGTTGTGGGACCCCTTTGTATATATACTAATTAATAATTAAAAAAGTTTCGGATTTTGGAAACCGCTTGGTACCTCTATTGGGTGTGTTGGGTTAAGTTAGTCTGGTTGTCCATGTTTAAGCAGCATACTGCACCATAACCCTAACACATGTAACCCCTGGCCCGGGGTGTATGGGCGACACTTGAGTCGCGCCCATACATTCATAACATTAATCTAATAAGACCATGTAAGCTTTGGCATTGTGTTTCATAAACCAATCTAAATGCTCTCGCATTATCTTCCAATGTTTACTTGCACCTTGCCCAAGTTTCTTGTCTTCTAGTGTTGCCATAAGTTCAGCAAGAAAAATACAATCATGTCTTCTTGCCTCTTCTTTGGTTAACATAATAGACTCGCCATTAAATC